GGTGCAGTAACATTTGGTGGTTCTAATTGGTGTTATTTCGATCAGATAAAATCTGTATCTACAAAAGAAGGTTCAGATATTGATATTGCAATTGAACAAGAAAACGAGTGGTGGAAATAATGAAAAACTTTTTAATAGGAGTTGTAATAACATTATTGATTATAACATCTACGGCTTCAATATTGGTTGTAAATAAACTTAACAGTATTCATCAATCCATTACAGATTTAAAAGTTGCAACAGAATTACTAGAGGACAATCTAAATAAAAAAGTGCATATTAAATCAGATAAGTTAGATAATGTATTAAATGAATTTATGATAAATGCTTTTAATGCGGCCAATGAAGAAATTTTAAACAAAAACAAATAGGAGGTCTCTTGAGACAAGAACAAAACAAACCCAGAAAACAATTTAAATCATTTAATAATAGTTTTAGTGGTAACAAAAAGAAAAAGGAATTTAAAAAATTTCCTAAAGATGAAGGTCTTATGGTAACTGTTCGTGGCGACACAGAATTAGATATGACTAAGGCAATGAAAAGATTTAAAAGACTTGTTAAGGAGTCTGGTATCTTACAACAATATAAAGATAGGCAAGTTTTTCAAAAGCCATCTGAAAAGAAAAGACTAGCAAAACAACAAGGTATTAGAAATTACAAAAGAGAAAGAGCAAAACAACTTCGTGAGCGAGGATACTAAAATACCAAACAATGTTATAAAGGGGCCTTGGTCTCTTACACAAACATTAAAACAGAGAGCAGAAGGTAGTAAAAAAGATTGGGCAGCCAAAGAGAAGATGGCTGCTGATTTTGTATTTACCGAAGAACTAACTGAAGCAATGTGTGTCAAGATGATAACTTCTTTTACAGATAATAGAGTACCCCTTGATAAAAACGAATTTCAAAAATATCTACCATTTGTTAATGAAGTAATTAAGTCTTATATTATGTTAACTTTAGGATATACCCACCCAATGCAAGATTTCATTAGAAAAATAATGATAGATTCTACCCTTGACAAAGGGGCAGAAATTAATTATAATGTCTTAGATATAAAAACACTAAAAAGAATATTGAAAGACATTTATGCCAAAAAATAAAGAATATCACTTCTACAATGATGCAGGTTTTGACGAAAAAATAGAGTCCTTATCATTTAAAAAAGCAGTAAAATCAGTACAAAATAAACTAGATTTAAAAGTTATCAATTCTATCAACGTTGAGTACATAAATAAAAAAGGAAATGAAATTGCTCGTGCTGTCAAAGTACCGATGGGGCGTAGTAAAAAATTAGGTAGGTAAGAATGATTATCCTTGATATGAATCAAATTAGCGTTGCTAGTTTGATGATGCAATTGAATATGGATAAGACCGATGTGCCAGATGAAAATATGGTAAGACATATGATTCTGAATTCGGTTAGGATGTATAGAACTCAATTCGTAAAAGATTATGGCGAATTAGTTTTAGCATGGGATAGTAAACACTATTGGCGTAGAGATTACTTTCCACACTACAAAAAGAATAGACGTAAGAGTAGAGACAAAGATGGTAAAGATTGGGAGTCTATCTTTAATTGTTTAAATAAAATTAAACAAGAACTATCTGATTTCTTTCCATACAAAAATATAGAAGTGCATGGTGCAGAAGCAGATGATGTAATTGCTACTTTGGTTAAAGAATATCCAAATGAAAAAATTATGATTGTATCTGGTGACAAAGATTTTATTCAACTACAAAAATATTCTAACGTTACTCAATATAGTCCAATACTAAAAAAATATGTAAATGGGGAAGACCCAGAAGACTATATACGAGTACACATACTTAAAGGCGATTCGTCTGATGGTGTGCCAAATGTATTGTCAAATGACGATGTATTTGTAGAAGGTTTAAGACAGAAACCTTTAAGTAAGAAAAAGATTGAAGCGTGGAAAGACGGCGATTTTACAGGTAAGATAGTCAATGATAATGTAATTCGTAACTATGAACGAAATAAAACTCTCATTGATTTAGAATGTATTCCTAGTGAAATCTCAGAAAATATTAAGACCACATTTCAAGAAGCCAAACACGGCGACAAAAGTAAATTGTTAACTTATTTTATTGAGAATAGATTAAAAGAGTTAACTGAATCAATAGGAGACTTTTAAATGTCTAAAGAACAAATGAGAAACAATATGGGCCAAGTTATGGATAATAGTTCATCAACACTATTATTTTCTGAGGTGCTTGACAAAGTTCATAAAGCAAAAACAAAAGCACAAAAAGTAAAAATACTTAAAGATCATAATAATGCATCTTTAAGAATGGTAATTAAATCTTCATTTGACCCTAAAATAGAATGGTCAATGCCAGAAGGTGAAGTGCCATATACACCAAATGACGCTCCAGCAGGAACAGATCATACTAGATTAGCTACTGAAGCTAAAAAGTTATATCATTTTATCAAAGGTGGTGATAATACCACACCTCGATCAAAGAAAGAAACAATGTTTATTCAAATGTTAGAGGGGCTACATGATTCAGAAGCCAAGATGCTTGTAGCAGCCAAAGATAAAAAACTACATCAAATATATAAAGGTTTGAGCAAAGATGTCGTTAAAGAAGCATTTAATTGGAACGATGAATTTGTAAATCCACAATTAAAGTAATGGATATCAGAGATAAAAAATCGGTCAAGATTGGATATCAGCAATATGAGTTTGATTTTTGGCCAGATACCTTTTCATCAACCGAAGAGGCAGAGGGTGAGTTTTTTGCGAAAGATAAAAAGATAGGATTAAAATCTAGTACACTTGATTCTATCTATGGTGCAAATACTGTTATACATGAAATTATGCATGGCATAGCATATCAATATGGAATGTTAAAAACTTTAGAAAAAGTAAGTGACGGTGAGGAAAAAGTTGTTAATACTATGACAAACGGATTGATGACAGTATTCGTAGATAACCCTTGGTTGTTAGATTATTTAAAAGAAACAATTATAAAAGAGAAGTTTGAAACCAATGAAGAAGTCAACTAGGTCTGATTATATAGAAGTCTATCACGATAAACTTACACCAAATGCATGTGATTCAATAGTAAATTTTTTTAATCAAAATGCTTTATGGAATCCGTCAACGTTTTCTAATAATAAAGAAAACACTGGTACGATTTCTAAAGTTGATATGAATGAATATTGGATTACAGATAAAGATCAATACTATGATGTACTAAAGAAAACATTTAGATCAGCAGTTGATGAGTACATAAAACTACATCCACGTATAACACCTACAGCATATACAGCATTTAGATTAAATCATTATGCAGAGGGTGGATTTATGAGAAACCACGTAGATAACATTTACCGAAGTCATGGACAACAATATGGTTATCCACATTTAACATCACTATTATTTTTAAATGATAATTACAAAGGTGGTGAGTTTATGATGTTAGATGAATCATACAAACCAGAAATTAAAAAAGGTTCGGTAATTGTCTTTCCTAGTAACTTTATGTATGACCATGAAGTTAAAAAAGTTACCGAAGGTAATCGTTACACTATTATGACGTGGATTATGTAAATGACATATTGTTCAGGCAGACTAGAACATCAAAAAGTATTTCCTACCCACATTTTTTCATGCGATAATTTTTATCCATGGCACAAAGAACTTCTAGATACAATTCATCTAGGATATGAACCACATTTACCAAATTGGCAATCAAGACCAAATCTACATAACGAAAATAATTTTAAACAATTCGCAGAGTATATTATTGAAGCGAACAAAGAAATTATTAGAGATAAATTAAATTATGAGTTTGATGATATTCGTATTACTGATATGTGGGCAAATGTATTGAAACCAGGTGAGTATCATGCCCCTCATACACATAGTAATAATAGTTGGAGTGGTGTATGGTATGCAGACGCAGAGGAAACTTCTGGTATCATGTTCGCAGACCCACGTGTACAAGCAAATGTCATACAACCATCTATGAAAGTAAATTTAGATAATGCAACAGTATTATCATATGGGTCAAAAACGAATCGAATCTATCTATTTCCTAGTTGGATATATCATTGGGTACCCGTATTAAATGGGAACAAAACGAGAACATCTGTATCTTGGAACATACAACTTATAGGAAATGTAGGAAAATCAACGGCTTTTCAGAGTGCTTTTTTTAAATAATAACCTTGACAATATACCCTAGATGTGGTATTATTAAGAATAAACAATAGAGAGGTTAATATGATAAAAGTAGAGAAAACAGCAGATACACTATTCAGAGGTGTTGACAACATGATGGCAGGTGCCAAAGAGGATTATATTAGGATGTCAACTTCTAATGGTAAGAAAGAACTATCTGGTTATTCTAAAGAACAAGTAGATTCTTGGGATGACAAGACTAGAGTAAAAGCTGGTCAGAAATATATCAAGATTGTACATGACACAGGTGTGTTCGCATTTGTTAACATTCATGATAATGGTAGATTTAAAAAAGGTGACATCTTCAAAGCGGCGGGTTACAACAAACCTGCTTTAAACTCGGCAAGAGGAAATGTTTTAGAAGGTAATTACTATATACAATGGACTGGTCCTTTATACATGGATAGTCAA